CCCAAATGCCAAGTTCATTACCAACAAGATGGAACATTAAATAATATGGCTTATACAAGAGATGATGCTTACGATACACACAAAGATTACAAAGAAAATGTTAATCGGTGGGAGTATTACATAAGATCATATAATGGTGGTTACGATTATACTATCGGTCAATATCTAAACAGATATAATTTAGAACTTGATAACGAATACAATCAAAGACTTGGTAACACACCTTGCGATAACCATTGTAAAAACATCATTCAAATATATTCATCTTTTTTATTTAGAGTAAAAGCATCAAGAGATTTTGGTTCTATGGCAGATGAGCCTAGTTTAGAATCATTCTTAAAAGACGCAGACTTAGAGGGTAACACTTTTAACTCTGTTATGAAACAGGCTCAAAACTATGCGGCTATCTATGGTCATACATTTATGATTTTAGATAAACCAGCAATACAAACACGAACAAGAGCAGAGGAACTTAATCAAGAAATAAGACCATATATTTCAATCGTTACACCTGAGAATGTTTTAGATTGGAATTTCAAAAGAGA